GGAAGCAGACGGATACGACGGAGCCGACGCCTGCGACAGCTGCGGAATTGGAGGGATCGGTAGCGATAGCGGGTACTATAGATTTAAGTAATAAGTATCTGTTGAATCTAATGGACGGGGAGGACGGTGATTTCATCGAGATAGATTGCAGGGGGGCTACGCCGGAGGCGACGACAAGGGCTGAAATAATAACAGCTATCAACAGCGCAGTCGGCAGGGCAATGGCTACAACCGGCAGCGGTAACGTAATCGTTCTCACCGGCGCAGGCGTGGGGCAAGCATCCGCATTTTCAATAAAACCGCCAGTCAGCGATGTAAATAAGGATTGCGCTGAGGAAGTGCTGGGTTTATCCATAAGCGGTGTCTACCGCTATGATTACGCCGGGGTAAATGATTGGTTTAAATTAGCTGAGATTGATGTCGGTGCACTGACTACGGTATTAACTCCGACGGAGATAAGAAACATTGACGAAAAAAGTACGTGGACGGATGGAGATGACATCTTAGTATTCAGTCATATTTTCAGCGGAGGCTGGTCAGGTACTTTTAACGATGGTAACGCAAATACCGTGACAGTTAAGAATGGGATAATAATATCGGTAGCGTAAGATAATATATCTGATCTACATTGTTCAATCAATGCCTCCAGCATTTCAGGTGCGCAGGAAACGAGTCGGGCATTCGCTTCAATTTCTTCCATATTTGTTCCCGGAAAGCCATTCGGAAACAAATCCAAATGATAACCATGCCGGGGCAATCCCACATGCCATTCCTTATATTTATGTTTAAAAAAATAAGTCCATGGTCCCGGAGTATGCTTTAATTTATTTTCGGTCATTGTTTTTTCCATTAGCGACATAAGCCGCCTTTTGTCTTCGTGTTTTCGCCTCATTATCTGCACGGTATGCCTTAATTTTGCCTCAAATCAATAAAAATGGTATTATTCCTTTAAAAGCCCGATGCGTGCAAGATAAAGGCTTGCTATGTACTCCCTTGTGCTGCTTTCGGAAGTTCCAATTCGGGGTTTTCAAATTTATTCCCGATAACTTCAAGTGTATTCCAAAGAATTTGATCCGATTCATTGCTCCAGTGTTCAAATTTTTCATTAAACGGATAATAACCGGTATATTCCTGATCCCATTCAATTAATATTATTATTTCTTCTTTTGTGAATAATTTTTGAAGAATAAATTTGACGTAATCTCCTTCGTAAATTTCTTTTCCGTTCTTATCCTTTTTGCCGATGCATTGTATGAGTTTACTGTCTCGACTTTTAAGACATTGATTTTTACATGTAACGGAAAATGATCCATCTAAAAATATTTCTATTCCCCAATCGTCATCATGAGGATATATCATTTTTTTAAACGGTTCATACCATAATTTAAATTTCATATCTCAATCCTCGACTGCCTAAAATTTTTATTTTTTTACAAGTTGTATTTCGTAATTTATTTCTTCGCTGCATTTATCGCAATCAGTTTCAATTTTATCTTCAATGATAACATTTCCGTCCTTTAATAATTTTTTAATTTCTTCTTCTGATAATCTTAAAATATACATCATCATTGCCATTTCCTACCTTTCAAAATTACCGGAGAGAAAAATCTCTCCGGTAATGAATTAAAATTTTACTTATTACTACCTTATCTCTTCCAGGGCGGATCCTTTTTCGCCGTTGTAGCCGCCGGGGCTGCTGTTTTCTTCGCCGGAGCCTTCGCTGCGGGTTCTTCTGTTTCTGTTGCCGCTGCCGATGGTCGTTGGAGATCGTCTCTCAGCGGAAGATGCTTTTTGATATTATTCTGTATCTGACCCTCCATTCCGGGCCTGTTATCGGGACGTACTCCGACAACTATTTTCAACGGGATATTATGCAATTGCGCGCTGTCTTTTAATTGTTCGCCTTCCGGCATCCCACATGCCACACATAAAGCGTTTAATGCGCGTTTCGCAATTTGTACTGCCTGTTGACTCTGGTTTTCCAGATTCAGTTGCTCAAATAATTTCTTGCCTTTTGCAGGGCCGTCAATTATTTGATATGTCAGTTTCAGCATATTTCCTGACCCCGACGAAGTGGGAAGGTAATCGCTATTTTCAATCACAGCGATGTAATCTCCTGCGGGCACAGGTTCAAACGACTGCTCCTTCGCGTCGTTAAAATCAGGTTGATAATTTAATTCTGCCATTACTGTTTTTCTCCTTTTATTTTAATTTTCGTTGGCTGTCAGTAACCATTCCATAATGTCCTGACAAAATTCTAACGATACCTCGACATCGCCGAGTCCGAAACTATTCCCGTTTATCATCGCCGGATTTTCACCCGACAGATGCAGGATTCTTTTCTTGCTTGTTATTGCCTTGCCTTTTTTTTGCAGTGTCTTCTCGTCTTTTTTGACAAAAATTTCCTGCGTGTAGAAAGCAATCACATCCGCCCACTCCTCGACGACCGATAATGCGTTTTTGTCGATCTTCATTACGGCTTTGTCGTAGCTGTCCGTATCCGGCGGGCTAACTGTGATTGTCGTTGAGTGTGCGACCACGATTACATCCATGCCGTGATCCCGCAATACGTCGCAATTATAAAGCAACCCCTTCCATCCCTCAACCGCGAGATATTTCAAACCTTTCTGAAAGGCTGTTTCTTTATTGTGATCGTCAGTCAATGATGTCAGCCCTTTTTTCTTGCATATATATGCATGAAGTAGCGGCTCTGCCCAGTCGAGGCTATCGAGGATTACTCTTTTATAAGAGTGTTTTTTTGTAATCAGGTAGTCGAAGATTTCCAGTATTTCGGAATAATCTTTGACTACCGGCGTCTTGTCGCATTTGATATGCGCGACCCTGTCTTCGGTTGGTATCATCAATGCGTTTTTAGCCGAGCCGGCCAATGTACTTTTTCCCAGTTTGGGGGGGCCGTAAATAATTACTTTGCGCGGCAGCGTTTTCGCTCCTTTGCTGATTTTTTCGGCAGTAAATGCCATTTCTTTTTCCTCCTGTTACTTTAAATTTTTTCGACTTTCACTGAAGTCTTATTGTTTTTAATCGTTACGCAATCGCTGACCATCTTGTAATATTCAGCGTGTTCCTTGCTCTCCCGCAGCCACTCAAACCCTTTAGCGTCAACGGAAAATTTTATTTTTTCCGGGCGCAAATCCGCGGGAATATCTTTGCGTACAGATTCCCATGCCGCCTGATCGAGATCGTAGACGATATTTTTTTTCAGATTGACCGAAAATCCAAGTTCTTCCTCTTTAAAGGTTTTTGAATTGCCTTCAAAATCAGTACCATAAATCGCCTCGATCTGCGCCTCTACCTCGATGCGACTGCTTTTCGCCTTGTCCTCAGCTTTTTTGGCTTTTAACCAGTTTTTAAATAGGTCTGCCTTGTTTTGATCTGCCATTACTTCGCCTCCGCCTTCGCGTAAACATTTAACCCGATTTTAATATCAGGATGCTCAGGAGCGGCAATGTTCCCGGATGTTGTCGCTACGGTTATGGTTTTACCCGATTTGCTGGGGCCGTACCGTTTCGATAAATCGACCGTAATTGTCAGGATATTATCCTTTACTTCTATTGCACAATTGGTCATCCCTACTTTCCCTCCTTCTTCTTTTTAAATTCTTTTAGACCAAGTTCAAGAATTTTAAGATAGCCTTCCTGAAACTGGTCTATTCCCTGATCCATGATTGCGCTTTTGATAGCGCGTTTAAATTCCGGGGAACAGGTAATTGTTATGGTTGTATTTTCATCCAAATTTGCACCTCCATTATATTAAGATAAATGACAATAGCCAATTATTATATTTCCTGTCAAGACAAAAAAAATAAAAATCTAAAAAAATAAAAATATTTCTTGACAGGTTTTGCCGATATGGAATAGGTTATGGTATACGTTAAAATTAAAATAAAAAAACAGGAGAAATATAATGGAATTTAAAATTAAAATGAAAACGATAGAAGGCGTGCGATTCTATGTCCCGTGTGTCAAAAAGGGATTATTTAAATGGAATAAATTAGGCCATTGGTGGGGAAATAAAATAACAAGTAAGGAATTTAATGGATATACGGATTATAGAATAATAATAAATAATATATCTTCAAATCGTGGCAGATTGACAAGGCAGGAAGCCGAAGATGATATAAGTAGAGCTAAAAACCAAAAAGAAATACACAAATTGGGATATTATCCTATTGATGCGTATTTTCCCAATTAATTATAAAATAGGAGGCAGCAATGGCCGCATTACCTAAAATAGAAAAAACAACGCTTGATGACGTTGATGAAAAACTTATAGAAGAAAAAAAGAAAGAAGCATTCAGGCATTACCTGGGGATGAGTATTATCGGGGATGAGTGCTGGAGAAAATTATTTTATACCTACCGCTCCGCGCAGACAAGGGAATTCAATGCGTCCGGCGTCCGCGCAATTGAAGACGGATACACGCAGGAAGCTGTAATGGCAAAGCGACTGCGGATGCTTCCCTATATTGAATTATATACGGAAGACCCTGAGAATCCGGGGCAACAAATCGGGTTTTCCCTTCTCCTCGATCATTTCCGGGGGCACGCAGATGGGGTCATCAGGGGTTTGCTGGAGAGTCCGAAGACATTTCATATCTGGGAGCATAAATCGGTTAATGAAACCAAATTTAATAAATTAGTCGCATTGAAAAAAGAGAAAGGTGAGAAGCAGGCATTGCAGGAGTGGGATCCGATTTATTGGAATCAGGCAATTATTTACATGCATTGCGCCCAATTAACCAGGCATTACCTTACTGTGACAACTCCGGGGGGTAGAGATTATGTCTCTTGCCGTACCGAATACAATCGCTCAGTTGCGGAGTCGATCATTGCGAAGGCTCAATCATTAATATTTGACAACTGGAACATTCCGGCTCGACTCTCAGATAAGCGTGAGTTCTATCTCTGTAAATGGTGCGAACATCAAGGCATCTGCCACGACGGAGATTTCCCGCTCGTACATTGCAAAACCTGCCGCTATCTCGAACCCGTCAAAGACGGGAAATGGAATTGTCTGAAGCATGAGAAAGAAATAATTGAGGACATGTTGTTTCAGGGATGTGATTATCACATCTATAATCCCGCGCTGATCGCGGCGAAACTGGTTGAGCATCAGGAAGACGGATGCATATATGTCACCGACAAGGGATTCAGGTTTGCTAATATTTATAACACGGGATTGCCTGAGCTGAAGGGTGAACTCGACGCGATATATCCGAGCAAGCATTTATTTGAGAAGATAAAATCAGTAAATAATATGACAAAGGAAATCGTTAAAATTCAGCAAACATTTCAGGGAGAAATCGTTGATACAAAAAATGTGCCTAAGAAGGCATGGGAAAAGAATAAGGAATTGAGGGATATATAGTGACCGACAGTAAACGCAAAAACATCATCAATGCCATTTATAGCCGCCTCGAAGACGACGACTTAAACGACTGGGAAAGTCATTTCATCGAAGACATCGCAAACCAGCTCAGCAAGGGTTCGGATTTAACGACGAAGCAAAAAGAAAAATTAATTGATATTATAGGTACGGAATGGGTATGATAAAAACAACAGCAAAAAAGAAAATCCTCTGGATTGATACAGAAACTACCGGCACTGATCCGACATTGCATAGCGTAATCGAGATAGCAAACATTGTCGACATTGACGGGAAGGTTGAGGATAAATTTGTATTCAATGTTCAGCCGCATCCTGATTTTGAAATCGCGGAAGAATCTATCGCAGTGCATGGAATATCGACGGAGCAGATGCAGGCGTTCCCGGAAATGAAAATTGTACATTCGCAGTTGCTGCAAAAATGGAATAAATATATCGATAAATTCAATCGCAATGATAAATTTGTAATCGCGGGACAGAAGATAAATTTTGATATTGATTTCCTTTCTCATTTTTTTATGCGGCTGAATGATAATTTTCTCGGTTCATATCTTGACTTCCGCTCAAGAATGGAACTGCTGGATTTGACGAAGGGATTGCGTATGCTGGATATTATCAAATCTCCTGATCTAAGGCTGGAAACTTTGTGTAAAGAATTCGGGATTAAGATTCAGGCACACGATGCATTGTCTGATATTACGGCAACACGGGAATTATATTATCATTTTAAAAATAATTTGAAATGGAAGAAATAACAATGATGAAGGAAAGAATACAAATTACCAATTGTAAAACTGCGACATATCATATCGCATGGGAACCGGGCGATGCAACAAAATATGAATTTTTTGTCATGTTATATAACGAAACATTTTATATTATCTCTTTAAATACTTTTGCTGCTCCCCGGCAATTTGATTATTATACTTTACGTGTAGTAATTGGAGAATATGAAAAGAAAGATATTACAGCGGAAGAAGCTGTTGAAAAATTATACGAGGGAAAAGAAAAAATAAATCCGCATACTGTTTTGCAAT